TCTTTCTTATTGCTTGGTGCTATCGAGTGGTTGAAAAATAAATGGATTGATGTTAAAATATATAATAATATGCGTGACATAGACCGTCAGGCAGATGCAATCAAAAAGATCTGGGAAGAAGATGACAGAAGAGAACCGAACATCGTGGAGCCAGGAGTATTTGGAGATGAAGGCTGGTCTATCGAAATTTCAAATCCAGTTGTTGAAAGAGGGACCTCAGCAACTAGCACAGGCATGGTTACTGGGAGCGATGCATCAGGACTACAAGAAGATGAAGGGGATCAAGGAACCGCCCAGTAGAGAGTCGGGATACCAGACATCATTGAAGGAGTGGTTTCAGAACAATAGTTGACTAAATAATTATGTCATGTTATCATGACATTACGTTCAGTATGATACATTCATACCGCAAGTAAGCCGACTCGGAACGGGTACGTTCATCTCCATGCCAGTACTTTTTTACCTATCTTTATTGGCATCACATGAACCAGTCCATTGGACTATTAAATGTGATCAGTGGTCAGAACTCGCTGTTGAAGTTATGCAAGATGAATATCTTGATGATAGAAGCAAGTCAGATCTGATTAACTATTTTGCTACAAAGGTAGAAGAAGAAGGATGTTTTGGGGACGCAAAAGCCGACTGAAGGAACGGATGTAAAAAGTCCAATTACTTTAGGAGAAACCAAATGGCACAAGTCACATACCGTGGTGTTAAGTATGACACCGATAGAAACAAAGCAAAGCAGACTAACAAGGTCGATCTAACTTACCGTGGTGTAAGAACAGAAAAAGAACTTACAAGTCTTAAGTGATTGAAACATTAGAGATATGCATAGCATCTGCTATCTTTCTCACAATCATAACTGCTGAAGTTCAGTTCCTGTATGGAAAATAAACACAGGAGGGTTGCATCCCTCCTTTTTTTATGCTATATTAAATGAAACATTAATATTATGGATAGAGACAAACTTAAACTAATGGTTCGTAACTTAGAATTATTGGTTGATGATATTAAAGCAGAAGTTTTTTCGGATGTGGAATCGTATGTTAGTCCACCTCCTACCATATCACAAGATTATGATGAAATATTAGAGGACGACGATGGCTACCCCGATTAGTAGAGCAAAAAGATTAATTAAGATGCTAGAAAGACTCATAAAGAAAGAGCATCTATATACAGATGAACAACTCAAAATGATGAAGTCAGAACTTCGAGTTGTCAAAGAAGAATTAGCTGCTGCTGAAGCAAAATCATCAAAAGGATTTAAATGAACGTATCACTTATAAGTGTCTCTCCTGATGCCGAAAAACATATGGCATACTGTGCTCGTGTGAGCAACCCTAATAATCAGGATAATGAAAATTATGCAGGTCTGTTAAGATATTGTATCAAACATCAGCATTGGTCTATCTTTGAGCAAGCATTTATGACTTTAGAAATTAATACTACAAGAGGTCTTGCAGCACAGATATTAAGACATCGTTCCTTTACATTTCAAGAATTTAGTCAAAGATACGCTGATACAAATTTGTTAGATACAAATATACCCTTACCTGATTTAAGAAGACAAGATACAAAAAATCGTCAGAATAGTATTGATGATATACCAGAGAAACAAACTAAATTTTTACAAGAAAGAATACGACAATATTTTAATGAAGGTATGGATTTGTATAATGAGCTATTGAGAGAAGGTATTGCAAAAGAATGTGCAAGATTTGTTCTACCACTCGCAACACCAACTCGCATTTATATGTCTGGAAGTGTTCGTTCTTGGGTGCATTATATTGACCTTCGTTCTGGACACGGAACACAGAAAGAACATATGGATATTGCAAATGCTTGTAAGTCCATCTTTACCGAACAGTTCCCAACTGTATCGGAGGCTTTGCAATGGGTCTAAATAGTACACATAACTTTATAATTATATGGCAACCTATCCTGTAGTAAATACAAAAACTGGTGAACAAAAAGAAGTTGTAATGAGTGTTACACAATGGGATCAGTGGTGTTCTGATAACCCTGATTGGTCAAGGGACTATTCTGATCCTTCTACAATGCCAGGTGTTGGTGAAGTTGGAGAGTGGAAAGATAAGTTAAGAAAGTCAAAACCAGGTTGGAATGATGTCTTAAAAAAAGCATCTAAGTCACCAGGTTCTAGAGTAAAGACACTTTAATCAAATGCCAAGAAAAAAGAAGACTAGTGGGGATCAACCCATAGGTATCGGTTTAACTACTAAACAAATGAAACGTAAAAAACCGATTGGAAATACTTACCTTCTTGATATTGAACCTATCACAGATAATCAAAAGAAACTCTTTGATTCTTATGCAGAGGGAAAGCATCTTGTTGCATATGGTACAGCAGGTACAGGAAAAACATTTATTTCCTTATACAATGCTCTTGCTGATGTATTAGATGAAACAACACCATACGAGAGAATCTATCTTGTGCGTTCATTGGTATCAACTCGTGAGATTGGTTTTTTACCTGGAGATCACGAGGATAAAGCAGATATTTACCAAATACCATACAAAAATATGGTAAAATATATGTTTCAAATGCCAACTGATGCTGACTTTGAAATGTTATACGGTAATCTCAAAGCACAAGAAACTATCAAATTCTGGAGTACATCCTTTATAAGAGGTACAACTCTAGATAATGCAATCGTTATTGTAGATGAATTTCAGAATCTTAATTTTCACGAATTAGATTCAATTATCACTCGTATCGGAGAAAATAGTCGAATTATTTTCTCAGGTGATGCTAGTCAAAGTGATTTGGTTAAAACTAATGACAGGAATGGCATACACGATTTTCTCAACATATTGCGTAAAATGCCATCTTTTGATATAATAGAGTATGGCATTGATGATATAGTTCGTTCTGGACTTGTCAAAGAATATATTATTTCAAAACTTGAAGTTGGTCTTTAATGTTTAATCATGTAGAACTGAATCTTCCTAAACTTTCCAGAGAAACTATTGACGGTGTTCGATATTACTCTGTACCTGACGAAGATGAATTAATTAAATTAGTTTCAATCACATCTGTTACAAGTCATTTTAACAAAGAAATTTTTGTTAATTGGCGAAAGAGAGTAGGAGATGAAGAAGCAAACCGTATTACTAAAGCAGCTACCACCCGTGGTACTGATTTTCACACTCTAACTGAACATCATTTGTTAAATGACGAGAAACTCCCAAAAGTTCCTCCAATTTCTAATTTTTTGTTTAATGTGGCGAAGGGAAAAATTGGTAATATAAATAATATTTACGCTTTAGAGGGTTCGCTCTACAGTAGGCAACTAGGAATTGCTGGAACAGTCGATTGTATTGCAGAATACGAAGACGAGTTAGCGATAATAGATTTTAAGACTTCAAAAAAACCAAAACCCAGAGACTGGATCGAACATTACTTTGTCCAGTGTATGGCATATGGTTGTATGTTATATGAATTAACAGGTATATCTGTTAAAAAATTAGTAATTATCATGTCCTGTGAAAATGGAGAATGCATCGTCTATGAAGAATACAACAAAGCAAAGTATATCAAACTCCTCGGAGAATACATTAACAAATTTATTCAAGATAAACTGGAAATCTATGGAACCGAATAAAGAATTAGAACAGGCAATCGAGAATAAATTCTTGACACCTTCTAAATTTGCACAAGAGATTGAAAAGATTGTTGCAGAAGAACAAGACTTCAATTATATTGATGCAATTTGCTACTATTGCGAAACTAACAATATTGAGGTAGAATCAGTATCGAAGTTAATATCCAAACCTTTAAAGGAAAGATTAAAATGGGATGCAACCCGTCTTAATTTTATGAAACCTACATCAAGAGCAAAACTGCCTTTATAATGAAAAAATCAGAATTAATCCATTGGAGATTGCAAGCGATGCTTCGTGAGCATACTTTCCGTGACTTACAATACTTGGGTGTCAGGCCCGATAGTATTGGTGTTGACCAACATTGGTATCGAATAGGAGAAGCAGAAGTTCCTGTGGACTCAATTACAGAATTAGATAGTGAAGAGGAAGATGATGAAAGTGACACCATTTGAAACTTATCAATCTTATCTTTCAATGAAAAGTCATTTTACTAATCGTAAGTATGACTTTTTTCGGTATGGTGGTAAATCTCGTGCAACAATCTCATCCTTCAATAAAAGAAAGGATAAGTATTGGTTTGAAAAAACATCAAGAAAATACTCCGATGGTGAAATAGTTGACTTTTTACTCGCAAATTTTGTGACTACAGATAATCCAAAGAATCTATGGATAGGTGAGATTATTAATTCTGGTGAAAGAACATATGCAGATTGGACAAGAAGACAACAAAGTATTTCTTATCTGTTTAAAGAAGAATGTTCTAAATTATTGGAAGAATATAAACTTGATGAGTTATTTGAGTGTGGGAAAGGACATCCGATTATATTGAAGAGATTTCTAGGTGGTGATGTATCACTAGAAACTTTTGTTATCTTTGATATTATATTCTCATTTTCAGACAAGTTTGATGAAAAACTCTTAGATCCCGTATGGGAAACCGTAAGTTTGAAAATAAGGAAATATAAACCTTTCCTAAATATTAATGTATTCAACTTTAAAAAAATACTACGGGAAATCGTAAATGAGTGATTTTTTTGATTCAGACATAGTTCGTGAAGAACTACAAGAGATAAACGAATTGCAATTATCTATTTACAAAAATGCAATGAAGTTTGGAACTTTTAGTCGTGAAGACAAAGTTGACCACATTGAAAGACTTACTGAATTATTAGAGAGACAAAAAGTAATGTACACTCGCATTAGTCTTTCTGATGATAAAGAAGCAATAGACCTTAAGAATCATTTGCAAAAATCAGTTGAACTGATGGGATTCCCAGAAGGAACTGATATGTTGCTTTTATTCAGTGGTATGTCAAATACCATTGAGAATCTTAAGAACTCTATTGACAACTGATTATTCATCTGTTATAATCCAATTATCCAAAATATCCAATTTATCCGAGGTATCCAAATGTCTTTTAAAGACCTAAAAAAACAGTCTAAACTTGGCTCTCTTACTGCAAAGTTAGTAAAAGAAGTTGAGAAGATGAACAACACGGGCGGTAACACTGATGACCGTATCTGGAAGTTAGATGTAGACAAGAGCGGTAACGGTTATGCTGTTATCAGATTTCTACCTGCACCCGAAGGTGAAGATTTACCATTTGTAAAACTATATTCACACGCATTCCAAGGTCCTGGTGGTTGGTTCATTGAGAACTCACTCACTACTCTTGGACAGAAAGACCCAGTTTCCGAGTATAACTCATTACTCTGGAATAATGGCACTGACGCAGGAAAAGAAACTGCAAGAAAGCAGAAGCGTAAGTTAACTTACATCTCTAACATCTATGTTGTGAAAGACCCTGCTAATCCTGAGAATGAAGGTAAAGTATTCCTATACAAGTATGGGAAGAAAATCTTTGACAAACTTACTGCAGCGATGCAACCTGAGTTTGAGGATGAAGAAGCAATCGATCCATTCGATTTCTGGCAAGGTGCAACTTCAAGTTAAAGGCAAAAAACGTTGCAGGATACAGAAACTATGATAGTTCTGAATTTGCAGCACAAAGTCCTCTACTTGATGATGATGATGCAATGGAATCACTCTGGAAAAAACAGTTCTCACTTGCTGAGATTGTTGCACCAGACCAGTTCAAGACTTATGAAGAGTTAAAGACTCGTCTAGATTATGTTCTTGGCAATAAGAAGTCCGCTGCACCACAGTTTGAAGAGGAAGATAATGATCGTGGTCAAGCAGAAGAGTTAGTAACTGCTGCTGTATCAAAACCAACTCCTGCTGTTGCAGAAGAAGAGGATGATGCACTATCATACTTTGCGAAACTTGCAGAGGAATAATGAAATATAATCAAATCTGCCTTACTTTACTTGTAATTGCAGCTTGGATTAATCTAATATTTAAGTAGGAGTCTTCGGACTCCTTTTTTTATGGGTTAATTACTTCAGTGTTTTCTGTTGCAACTAGACTTGATGAAATATAATTTGAACTCTTGTCATATTTTACTATATCTCTTAAATCATTGATGAACGTCTGGACATATCCATTCTTCAAAACATCTATTTCTCTTTTTTTCTCATTTTCTGAATATTCGTATTCTAAGTTTGTTACAGCATGTGCAATATTATCTGTTACTACTGTATATTCAGTTTTATCA